ACAGTTCTGCTGGGACTCTGGTTTTCCAGACGGGCAGTGCGCTTACTGAGCGTATGCGGATTAACGAGTTGGGTAACGTGGGAATTGGGACGAATTCTCCCGCTGATAAATTGCAAGTGGAAGGCAATATCTATCTAGGCACCACCAATCGCACAATTTATTCTGGGGGGAGTGCAAACCTAAGTCTCCAAGTAAACACTGGACAACTGATATTTTTGAGGTCCAACGGCGCAAACGAAAGTATGCGTATTGATGCGGACGGGGACTTGGGGGTTGGGACGAGTTCTCCTGCGGCTCGCGTTCACATAGTTGCAAGCGGCCTTGCGGGACAATTTCGCATTCAAGACGTAACCACGGATGCCACAACCAAAAACGGTGTAGTTGGTGGCGGACACTATACAAACGCAGAAGAGCCGTTTTCTGGTATGCTTCTGAGATCCGCAGCAACCGATAATAAGGTTGATATAGGTGGCGGCGTTTCCACCATGAACGCTGCAACTTCTATTGTGTTTAGCACTGCCGCGAATACCACTACGTTGACTGGCACAGAACGTATGCGTATCGACAGCACTGGCAGCGTGGGCATTGGCACGAGTTCGCCCACAAGTAACCTACAAATCTACAATGCAAATGCGGCTATAACCACAAATGAGGTTGCGGCTGCTGGATCGGGCGTTGCAAGCACTCGCTTGAAGTATAGCACCAATCATTTCGGGTTTTATGTTGGCTCTGCAAATGCTCTTGTGACCTACGATTATGGTGCCGCCGCCGAACGTATGCGTATCAACGCCTCTGGCAACGTGGGGATTGGGACGAGCAGCCCAGATACTCTGGTGACTATCTCTGCATCTGGCGTCAACGGCCTTAACCTCTCGCAGGACTTAGGCAACAGCGTTTTGTCCTCTCGTTTGATGCTGAGTAATGCCACAGCGGGACAGACTGCCGCCATATTAAACAACACGGGTTCACTTCTTTTCTCCACGGGCGCTACTGTAAACTCGTCAAGCGGCACAGAGCGTATGCGTATCGACACCTCTGGCAACGTGGGGATTGGGGTTACGCCAGCAGCTTGGGGAGCTGGTAAATCTTTGTCGGTTGGCGGAACGGGGAACCACATTTGGGGTAGCACTGCGAACAGCTTATACGTTGGATCAAACACCTACTATGACACGGCGTTTAAATACGCCAACACTGGTGCCGCCACGACCTACCAATCATCCGCTGGTGAGCATCGCTGGTTCAACGCCCCCTCTGGCACGGCTGGTACTGCGATCACCTTCACCCAAGCCATGACGCTTGACGTAAGTGGGAACTTGGGGGTTGGCAATACCGCCCCCGTAACCAAACTCCATGTCACTGGCGCATCAATGACTACTGGTGTTGTCTATCAAGCACAGCCAGCACAGACATCAAAGGCTGCGGCGGCAACCCTGACCATCGCAGAACTTCTCACTGGCATCATCCAATACACGGGTGCTGCCGCTACGCTAACCTTGCCAACAGGCACGCTAATCGAAGGTGGCCTACCAGCTACATTCCCGACAGATATGTCTTTCGATGTGTCCTTCATCAACACGGGGGCCGCATTGCTAACTATCGGCACGGCAACCAGCCTGACCTTGGTGGGGACCATGACTGTTGCAACTGGAACGTCTGGACTATTGCGGTTCCGCAAGACCGCTACAAATACCTACACTGTTTACCGCATTTCGTAACCCATAGAAGGAGGATCACGATGGCCGAGAAAAAACCAGTAACCATCACGATCAATGACGTAGACTATACTGAGGATCAACTGACCGACGAGCAGAAGGCCATGATCAACCACATCGCAGACTTGGACCGCAAGATCGGGTCAACGCGCTTCAACCTAGATCAGCTACAAGTGGGCCGTGATGCCTTCGTGAACATGCTGACCGCCTCGCTTAAGGAGACTGACGAATGACGACTACTTGGAGCATCAGCCAAATGGACCGCAATGCGGCTAACGGCGGCGTAACCACGGCCCACTGGAACGTGAGTGCAGTTGATGGGGATTATTCCGCATCGGCATACGGCACGGCAGGGTTTACGCCTGACGCCAGCGCACCAGACTTTGTGCCTTACGCCAACCTGACTGAAGCCGAGGTGCTGGCATGGGTCTGGGCAAGCGGCGTGGACAAGGATGCGGCAGAAGCATCTCTGGCGCAACAGATCGCGGCCCAGAAGAACCCCGTCACCCTTAACGGATTGCCTTGGTAAAGATCATGCAGCAGGAGATGGACCTAATGGAACTGGCAAAACTCCTGCTGCAATTCGCAGTGCTTCCCATCGTTGCGTTTATGTGGGCGCACTACAAGATGACCCAAGGTCATTCAGTTGAGATCGCCGTCATAAAAACTGAGTTTGTGCTGACTAAAGAAAACCATGACCGCGAACTCAAAGAGATCAAGGATGGCTTTACGAACGTCTTAAAAAAGTTGGATGAAATCCAGAGGGATATGCGTAAATGAGCGTGAACCAAGCCACACTGGATTTGATCAAGCAGTTTGAAGGCTGCAAGCTGACGGCCTATCAAGACATCGTTGGCGTGTGGACTATCGGCTATGGCACAACCGCTATGGCTGATGTTGGCATCGTGCCAGCCAAAGGCATGACCATCACGCATGATCGTGCTGAGGATTTGTTGCGGATGGGCGTCGATAAGTTTGCTGCAACAGTCGATGCGCTGATCACTGCAAAAGTCAATCAAAATCAACGGGGGGCAGCCATCTGCCTATCCTACAACATCGGCCCGACAGCCTTTGCCAAAAGCACAGTCCTGCGCGAACTAAACGCTGGCAACTATGACAAAGCCGCCAACGCTTTTCAAATGTGGAACAAGGCTGGCGGCGTTGTTTCCAAAGGGCTGGTGCGCCGCCGTGAAGCTGAACGGCAACTGTTCCTAACACCAGTGACGGCAGATATGCACATCGTGACTGACCAGACGGAACCAGAATCAACACTTGCGGCAATCTTTCACGCCATTTTGGCAATGTTTCAGGGAATAAAGAAATGACGGCTACTGAAATCGGCGGCATAGCCCGCGCACTTGCATCGGCACTTGGCGGCTATCTAGTCGGCAAAGGTTTGATCGACAGCGAAACTGCCACCACAGTCGGTGGCGCGGCTGCTACAATCATCGTTGCGGTTTGGTCAGTGATCGCCAAGCGCAAGGCATGAGTTCGCTCATTGCCTCGCTGCTGAAACCTATTCTGACTCTGTTTGCCGCATGGCTTGCAGGAAAGTCAGCAGGAAAGGCAGCAGCAAAAATCGAGGAGTTAAAAGGCTATGCCGAAACTTCGAAAAGGATCAACTCAGTTAGGCCTGTGCCTGACCCTGACGCTGCTGCTGAGTGGCTGCGCCGCCGCGCTGAACGACAGCGCGATCTGTGATGGTACGGCGCAGAGCCGTACATCCCACGCGGCGGCGCTGGCGGCGGATGGTGGCCCACGCTCCTTGGTTACGGGGGCGCTACTGATCCAGCAGATCGACGCAGGATGCAGTAAATGACACCTCGCCAACGTGAAATCTACGATGTCGTCAAACGTCTCGGCAGCAAGACTGCTGCGGCTAAGGAATTGCAGATCGACAAAGCCTATGTTCGTCGTGCTTATGCTTCAGCCGAGGCTTGGTTAAACTCAGATAAAGGTATTGTTGAGGCATTAGAAAGCACTGGTCTATCTCTTGAGACAGGCAAGCACGGCTGGCGGCGTGTTCAGAACAAAGAAACAGGATCATGGGACAGTGTATTCTGGAAGGCAGAAAGCCTTAAGGATGATCTAGCAACTTGGGCTGAGTTATTCAAAGAAGCCCTTGGCTCCGTTCCCCAGCCTCTTCTTGCTCCAATACCAGACAATGTTTCCCATGATCTCTTGCCCCGTTATCTAATTGCCGATGTGCATTTTGGTATGCGAGCATGGAAAGACGAAACGGGTGCGGAGTATAACATTGCAATCGCCGCACAACGCATGAGTGAAGCATCTGCAATGTTAATCAATGCTGCTCCTTACACTGATCGTGCAATTATTTTGAACTTGGGAGACACGCTTCATCAGAATGACAGCAAGAACATGACGCCAACTAGCGCACATATCCTTGATGCTGATGGGCGCTTTGCACAGGTGGCACTAGCTGCGGTCCGAGCGCACGTTGCGATGATCGAAGCGGCAAAAGCAAAGCACAAGCATATTGAAGTTGTTGTGTTGGCTGGCAATCACGACCCTGACTTTACGCCTATGTTAGCAATCGCATTGATCATGCGCTACGAAGAAGACGAGCGCGTTACTGTGCATTGGAACCCGGCTAAAATGTGGGTCATGGAATTTGGCCGCAACCTCTTGGCTGCACATCATGGGGATAAGACCAAGCCAGAGCGCCTTGCAATGCAAGTGGCTGATGTTCATGCTCCGATGTGGGGCAGGACATATTGGCGGTATTTGGACACGGGCCACATCCACCAAGACAGCAGCAAAGATATTGGCGGGATATACTGGGAGAGCCATCGGGCTATAACCACCCGTGATGCAGCAGCGGCTGGTTTTGGGTACACTGGTCGCAGCACTATGAAGTGCATCACAGTGCATCGTGAACGCGGCGAGGTTATGAGGCACACCGCCGCGATAGGGTAATGCGGTTGCATTACTTTAGCCACTGACCCACCAACGACAAATATTTGTGGGGGTGATCTTCACCCTGAGCGCATGGGCCGTGGAGCCCTGCCTTTTCTACCCCACACAGGGCGTGATTTAATTTTTCATGCGTGGCCTTAGTCGGGAAGATAGGCGACTTTGCCACGCTGCGGGTGTTTTGAAGCCACCGCCCGCTGGGCTTGTCTATGTGCCGTGCCTTTCGGTGTATCCGTGCTTCTGACTAACTTCTTGGCGGGCTGCTATGGCGTCTTCAATATTATCAAAATAGCCAAGATGCGGTGCATTTTTTTTGTCAATGTTTATACGCGCTTGCCATCTTTTAATGTCTTTTACAAACCTAACACCAACAAAGCCTGAAGCATTGTTAATTTGTTTCTTTGCGTTGCGCATGTTGACGCTTTGAATCACGTCGCGCAGGTTTTCTATTCGGTTGTTAGATCGATTTCCGTCAATATGGTCAATTTGGTGGACTGGCCAAAAGCCATGCTCTATGGCCCAAATTACTCGGTGAGACTTTAATCCTTTTCCACCAAACACCCCATGCAGATAACCCTTCGTGTGCAAAGCTGCAAGCGCCTCTTTGCCACCCCAACGAGTATTCCACGATTGTGGCATTGATTTATGTTCGCGCCAAAACAGTTTTCCAGTTTCCGGCTCATAGCGCAGCCGCTCGCGTAAGTATTCAATCGAAGGCGGGTCTTTTTCCATCTTAGCACTTCTCCCATAAGTTAACTACCACGAAGCCACTGTTCGACCAATGGCAGATATTTGTGATCTTCCCTGTATTTCTCAACCCAAGATGCTTTGCCATTGTGGATCGCATCAGGGCCGTCTTGATGGTGCGCCTTGCAAAGTGGAATCACCTCAAAGTCACTGGCCTTAGCTGATCCATAGCGACCACAGATCACATGATGAGCATCGCTTGGCCCGTGCCTCAAGCAGATTACGCAGGGCAGTTGTTTGACGCGGGCAAGATGCGCCCGCGCCTTGGCTGTTCCACGCTCGGCCTTGGGTTTCTTCTGACCCAGTGGGCCGCGTCCTGCTAGGTCAGCCATCTTTCCCACTTCAGGCACTGGATGTTGTTCTGCCGCGCCATATCATACAAGTCAGATACTTTTGTCTTGGACTTTTTGGCCCGTTGTATGGCCGCTTCAATTTGGTCTTTTTCTTCATACAACGGCGGCAGTTTGGAATACGCTGCGGTCTTCATGAACGGCTTTAGAATCCAGTGCATGATTACATCCCCAGCGCTGAGCGATACATGGTCTCGATTGCTTCTTCTTCAGCCAGATCATCGGCGCGTTTCTTCCGCAGTGCCACGACCTTGCGCAGAACCTTTACGTCAAAGCCTGATGATTTGGCATCTGCATAGATTGTTTTTCTCACCTCAGTTTCATCTGAAATGGTGGCATTCTGCGCCTCAATGCGTTCCACAATCTGAAGCAGTTCTTGGTTGATGTCTTGCATATCAGTTCCTCGGTTTGGTTGGTGGAAGGATTTTAAGCACGGCTTTGCCTTCGTCGGTCAGCCGCCAGTGGTTGCCTACAGTTTCAATCACAAAGAATGGGCCATCATCGGGCTGGTCTGCACGTTCAGCCCAGCCGACCAGTTCAAGGCTGTAAAGAGCAGCGCCATGAACCCCGCTGTGGATTGATGTGAAGACTTCTTGCCCGTATTGCTCAATGTCTTTGAGCGCTTGCCACCTTGTGGAGTTTAGTCTTGGTTTCATGGTTTATGTTCTCCTGTTAAGGATTGTTGTTTGGTAAAAGTTTTCTGCATCTGACGCAACATCGCGCATAATGTCAGAAAGAATTACTGAACTGTCATTTTCAAGCATTGAAAGATAAGCGCCCTCGCCCGTGCTTTCATTTTCAACAGCTATTCCAACAATGTAGAATTCGCTGTTAATGTATTTTTTGTCATGGTTAATCTTGTGGATTAAATCATGCAAAAGGTCTAGCGCGTCCGCTTCCCATTCGTATTTCATTGGCTCTCCTTTTCGGACCACACGACACCATGTCGTGCGCCATATTCGTAAATCGTTTCGATCAGATCCGACATCTGCAACTTGGTCAGTTTTGACGACCTAAACCCCAGCGGGAATGGACCTGATCCATCCAAGCCTTCCGCGAATGCCACCTGATGGCCTAGAGAGTGCATAAAGGCGCACTTCCAAGTTTCAGGCGTCCATCTGCGGCCTTCTGGGCGGGCCATTGCCACATCGGTCAGCATGGCCCAAAGTTTGTCGTTTTGCTCCAAAGTTCGATCACCGCCCGCAATTGTCACGGTCGCCAAGTCTGGCGCTGCGTCTATAAGCTGGTGGGCATAGAGGCGCTGCCGTGGACCTGTGAGACGAACCTTGTATGGCATCAGCCCGCGCCCTGATTGGTCCAGTATGACACCATCACTGTGCTGACCTCATCGCGTGGGATGTCTAGTTCCTGTGCCACTTTGTCTAGCGTCATGGATGGGATAGCATTCCACATACCACCCGCTTCATCTTCAATGCGTTCATAGGTCGCAATGATCAGCTTGGAATTAAGCATTGAATTTCTCCCGCAGCTGTTGAAGTTTCATTTCTACATCGCCAAGAAACTTGATCACCTCAGTCGCAATTTTTTCCTGCATGACAGGATCAGCAAAAACCCTTTGCATCCAAAAACTTATATCGGCTGGCATGCGAGGATCAAAGCTGACGAAATCGCACCATTCCCGCCCGCAGCACATCATCTGCACTTGCATCTGGATCATGTATTGAGATGGAACCTTGCCATCCAGCAGCGTCTCGATGTGGGTGGCAGAGTTTGGGCATTTGATTTCGATCAGCCCATCCGATCCCACCAACCCATCAGGTGATGCACCGAAGCCTAAGATGGTTGGGTGCGGGACAAAGCCTGTCTCCAAAACCGTTTCGCCTGTCATCAGTTCATAGGCCATGCGGGCCTGTGGTTCCGTATCTGTGCCAAATTGCATGGCGGCGCTGGTGAAGCCTTTCACAGAGGTCTGCGTTAGACGCTCGGTTATTAGCTGGGCCATGTAGTTGGCTCGACTAGCAGCATATCCAGACTTGGTTTTTGCCATCACATCGGCGGTGCGGGATGCTGTGACACATCCCAACCGCGCTGCGAACCATTCCTCAGAGCGCTGTTCCATTTGCCACCCCCAATGCTGCTTTTTTTGTAAGCATGGCGATTGCGTCAGTCGCTTGCTTTTCGGTCATGTCTTCAAGCTGCTTTACTTTCCAGTAAGCGCAGAACTTTGCCTCATCTGTGTTTGTGTCAAACATCAGGTCGCTCATGTCCACATATTGATCTTTGCTGATCAACTTGCTTGCTTCGACCTTGGGCGCGGCTTTAGCAGCTGCGTTGCCATCGTCATCTTCTGGCGCGATGCCTGTCAGGCTTTCAAGGCCGATCCGCTTGGCGTAAGTCGTGGCCGACTTCATGCCCTGCATATCTTGCTTGTTGATGATCAGCGGCACATCGCAGGAAACGCTGGTTTCGCTGGCGCCATGAACCAGCATCGTGCGCATCACAGCACCCTGTTCATCCCGCACCATCATATGGAACATTGCAATGCCTTGCTCGGTCAAGGCTGGGATGGCGACAGAAACCACATCGGCAAGGTCGGCGTATTTCGATTTGAACGCAGGGTTGGTTGCGCCCTTCACAACCTTTCCCATGCCAGCCTGTGCGGCGCACAAAGCCATGTAGATGTTTTTGTGTTCGGTCATCTTAGAACCCCAATCCATAAGCCAAGAACCATAGGCCGTAGCCAATCCCAAAGAGCATCACAGCCCCAACTGCATCTTCGATCCACTCACGCATTAGAAAAACTCCACTTCATTCCACAGTGACAAGATGGCGTCCTGCAACGCTTTAGGCAGTTCCTTGATGTTGAACGGCATATCTAAGATGTGCAGTTCGGCGACTTCCACAGTGTTCATGTCCACTTCTTCCCAGACAGGCGAGTTCGGAACACCGAAGTCTGTGCGAACACTGTCTGCGACAAAACGCACCTTGATTTCTTCCCCTTTGTAGTATGCTTGCATGGCTTTTTCTCCTATCCTTGCAAATTTCTTGTAACGCGCTTGTTGGACGTTGTAAACACATATTTGCATCTGGCGCAAAAGTGTGCAAAATGCCTACATGGAAAAAACATCATCACGCATCGCACTAGCCCAGCACATCAAGGCTGAAGGCATGAAGAAAAAAGAGTTTGCAGCCTATATTGGCGTGACGAATAGCCAACTATCAAGATGGTTGTCTGGCGTTGTTGTGCCAGATAGGCTGTCACGCAAGCTGGTGGAGTTCGCCACCCGCCAAATCGTTTCAGCGGATGGATGGCATGAAAATACAACCCAGTTTCGCCCGTAAGACTCGGAACAAGTATGGCGCAAAGAAAACACAGGTTGGTGAGATCACCTTCGACAGCAAGAAGGAAGCGCAGCGCTACATGGAGTTGCAGCTGCTGGAACGGGCTGGGGAAATCAGCAACCTACGTCGACAGGTCAAGATCGACCTGATCGGTCAGTACAGACCCATGTACACACGCACAGGGCGCAAGATGAGACTGACAGTGGACTTTGCCTATGTCGAGGATAACATAGAGGTGCTGGAGGATGCCAAGGGGATGTGGACTCGCGACTTTGAGGTCAGATATGCAGTCGCCATCGCCATGGGCTTAAATCTTCGAGTTACGTGAAAACGCTTTATTCGTTTTTGAATAAGGTGTAAAAAAATGGGCTGGGAGCGCTGCAACGCTCGACCAGCCCTAGTAAGCCGCAGCGGGTGAGAAGTCCGCTGATCTCGGCAAGCGCATGAACCAGATGCGCTGATCGTGGTTCTACACTGCGATTGGCGTCTCCACAACATTAAGGAGTGCCGAAATGCATAGCTTCGATCCAGACATAGCGCAGAGGGTGGGCATCCATGCCGCTGTGCTTTACCAAAACATAGTGTGGTGGTGCGCTAAGAACGCAGCCAACGGCCACAATGAACACGATGATCACAACTGGACATATAACAGTGTCAGGGCGTGGTCTGAACTTTTCCCTTACATGACTCCTAAGCAGATCAGGACATCGCTAGAACGTCTTGAGGCCGATGGCATGATCCTATCTGGGTCCTACAACAAATCTGCATACGATAGGACAAAATGGTTTTGCCCATCAGGACAAGACCATTTGCCCTGCAAGGCAAATGAAGTTGCCACTGAGGGCAAACCTATACCAGATGTAAACACAGATACTAAACCAGAAGAAGTATTGGGCCCAAAAGCACCCAAGCAACGCAAGCCTGAAATGGATCTGCCAGAGGGGTGGATACCAAGCGACAAGAATGTTCAAGACGCGATAGATCGCGGTTTCACAGCACAGGAGATCGAAGATGAAGCAGACCGATTTGGAAACTTCCACCGCTCTAAGCAAAACCGCTTTAGAGACTGGGACGCCGCCTGGCGGACATGGCTTGGCAATGCGCGGAAATATAGAACCGCTGACAGAGGAAAAAGTGGACAAAGGTCTGGCATGGCTGCGGCGTTCGCCTCAGTGGCTGCCGACATCGTTGCCCGAGAAAAATACCGTGCTGAGAATCCAGAAGACGTTAATGACGCCGGCGGATGGGGTTTGGATCTTAGTTAGGGTCTCTGCGCTGCTCAACCCATACTATGATAAAAACACCCCAGAGGTCGTCAAGAAGATGGAAGCGCAGGATTGGTTTTACTCTCTAAAGGATTTCCCTCAGTGGGCTATCGAAAGGGCTGTGCGCTGGTGGAAGTCTGATGCCAACGCAGACCGCCGAAAACGCCCGCTAGAGGGCGACATCGTGGCTCGGTGTAGGGTTGAGATGGATGGCGTTGCATCGGCGTCTAAGGTGCTGGAAATGAAGCAGCGCGGCATAGCGCATAAGCCAGAACCGCGTGAACGGATGTCACCAGAACGGGCTGCGGAAATCATGCGGGACGTTGGCTTTGGCGTGAAGCGGATGGAATGAAAATAGTTGCGCTAAACGCAAAAAAACGGTTTACATCATTTTTTGTGGTTGTAGAGTGAACTCACAAGAACCGCACAACAACAAAGGAAGAACCAGATGACCATGACTTGCACACTACCCACTGGCTACGCAAACCTCTACGGATACAGCGACGTCCAGCCTTACGAAGTTCTGGCAATAAGCAAGAGCGGCAAGCAGATCACGATCCGCTCAATGAAAGCCGAACTTGACCCGACTTGGAACGCGGAGTTCCACGCTGGCGGGTTTTTGGCGCACTGCTCTAATCAAAGCGAACAGCGCTGGATGATTGAAATTGACCAGAAAAGCCCCCCGATGAAAGCCTACAAACGCGCAGACGGATACTTCCACAGCGCGCTTGGGAAGCACAAGATCGACATAAGACCGCGCTCCTTCTACGACTACAACTTCTGAAATCGGGGGCTTCGGCCCCCACCACCTCTAACAAAAGGAAGAACCAGATGATTATGCTTTCAAATATTCTCGCTAACGAACTCTTTACATTGCGTGGACACACATACCGCGCAACGTCTGACGCTGTTAGCTTTAGCGGCACAATCCGTATCAAGGCTGTGTGCCGCAACGGGGCAATGCCTTCAGGTTGGGAACTGGCCGACATTATGGAGTGGCAGGACGTTCCTGTCACTAATTGTGGCCTTACTTGGTTGGTTTAAAGCACAGCATTTATGACCAGCCCTGCGGGGCTGGTTTTCATCTATCAAAATGGGAGAGACTGAAATGACACGCACAATCGGCACAGTTCAAGAAGTTTGGAGTGGACGCCTTCGCACATTTAAGGTGATCCGCTGCGATTGCAGCCAAGAATTTACACTTTTTGACAGTTGGTCAAATGATTGCGACTGCGGCAGATCATACAACGGATCAGGGCAAATGCTGGCACATCGCAGCCAATGGGGCGAAGAAACTGGCGAACATTTCGCTTAACTGTAATCATATCAACCAAGGGAAGAACCAACATGACAAACCGCATTACCATTAAGCACCTCGACAGCAAAGTGGAAACACTGAATGACTTGTTTGGTTATGAAGCAGAACCTTATGGGCCAAGGGGGGAAGATGGACGCCATACAGTTAACGTAGGAACATTCATTCTCGACATCAACGGGCAGGGCTCACGGCTATGCCAAATGGTAGGGCCGCAGGGTGGGCAGCGTGATCTAACTTTGCGCGGGACTGCTAGACAAACTTATGAGGCTATAGACGCCTTTATCACTGGTGCGCGACATATGAAAAACTTGATAAGCGGAGAGAACTAAAATGAAAAGCGCTGGTTACATCATTGTTTGCAACAACAACATCATCCAAAGCGTTGCGCCAAGCGTGGATGAGGCTTGGTCAAACCTTGTCCGCGATGTTGGGCCTTGGATTGGTCTGAACGGGGAAGAACGCGACCAAGATGAGGTTTTCACTTCTGGGATGTACAAAGTTTACCCCTGCACACAAGGTTTGATTGACTTTGTGGCTGATCGCGGTGGCGACATTTGGTGGGACATCGAAAGCGGGGTCGCTTGCACTGCTGACGAACAAGAAGAGTTTCACGCTACACACTAACTCAACAAGGAAACGCAAAATGCTAACAATGACAATCGCAGGAAACGTGGGCAAGGACGCTGTGTTGCGAAACACGCAAGGCGGTGATCCTGTGCTGGGTTTTTCCATCGCCGTCGACAACGGCAAGGATAAGAACGGAAACAAGCGCGATAGCACTTGGGTGCAATGCAGCATCTGGGGCAAGCGGGCTGACAGCCTAAGCAGCCACATCGTCAAAGGCACAAAACTGGTGGTGTCTGGACGACCGAACGTAGATGTTTACGAAGGCAAGGGCCGCTTAACACTCTCGGTGCAAGACCTGACTTTTATGGGCGTCACAAAGGAACGCAACGAACAAGAACCGCAGATCAACAGCCGTTCTGATCTAGATGATGAGATTCCATTTTGAGCGAGCGCATGGAATACAACATCGTTAAAGACCAGCGTGGCGTTTTGCACACTATACTGGATTCAATGCAACGTGGTGACGAGGTGGTATATCACATTGGGGAATACGCTTCTGGCAAGCATAAAGCTGATGCGCTGCAACTTTACAACGAAGGAAAATGCATTCTTTACCAGCGCAAACTAGGTGCTGGAAAGTTTGCCTACATTGCCCGCAAACCAATTAAACTGTGAGGGTTTGGCAAGTGGGTGATCCAGTGGGGATGGGCGAGGTCTACTTGCCGAGCAGAGACAGCAAGGAAGCCTATAACGCAGCGTGTAATGAGGAACTGCTAGACAGCGCGGCGCGATATGCAATGGAATTGAGGACAGTTGAGGCAAGACGGGATTTCATTGCAACTTGGCGCGAGAACCAACGCAATGCACTCAAAGCAAAAATCAAAACCTTATGGGAGAAACGAAATGACTGACCTGATCAAGCGCGATGATGCGCTGGCTGAACTGGAGGGGAACAAATGAAACTACTTGCCATATTACTGATCACATGGATCGACGGATCACAGTCTGGCTTTAAAGTGCCAGCATATATGACTTGCGGCGACCTGATGGACGAAGCCCTAGCCTTGGCTAAGGAACATTCCATGAGGCATACGCAAATGCGCTGCATCTACACGGATCAGATCATCGTCAGCCCACGGCCTATGCCACGCCCAAAGGATTTGTCTTGATGATTGTAGAAATTCGGGGCCAAAGGTTTCCTACAGTCCGCGCAGCTGCGGCAGCGATGGATGTAACAGAAGAAGCAATCTATTCAGCACTGGCCCGTGGGCGCATGGACATGGTAGGTCTAGGCACAACAAAAAAGAGACCCGTCACTATCGAGGGGGTGCATTTCTCCACAATGGCCTCAGCGGCAAGAGCGCTTGGCTTCAGTTCATCGCACTTCAAGCGAGTTATAGACTCAACTAACCCAGCAACCATCTTGCGGATAAAGGCAGCAGCCATTCGCTACAAGGAAAGCATCAAATGAACCGCGAAGAAATCCTACAGACCGCAATCGAATACATCACCAAAGACCGCGATGCGACGCATGGGGATGCAGAAGACAACTTTGAAAACGTGGCATCCCTCTGGATTTGGTGGATGTATGGGCGCGACAGGTGCGTTTTCAATGGTCTTGATGTTGCCATGATGATGGTGCTGTTTAAAATCGCTCGCATCAAAGGCAACCCAGATCACGTTGACAGCTATGTGGACGCCGCTGGGTATCTGGCAATCGCAGGAGAAATTCAATGTATAGAACGCTAGACCGTTACAAGGACGAACAAATCCTTATGGCGCTGCACCTCGTGGAGAACATGAGCATGACGCACACTAAAGCCGCTACTATTGTTGGAATGACAAAGAACGCTTGCATCGGGGCAATAGCGAGAGTGCGAAACGAACCAACTGGTGTGCATAGCATCATTCGCAAACCTGAAAACAAAGACCACAGTCAAAGACCATTGTGGTGGTTCGATCCAACGTCAGAGTTTGGGTTATCAATTCTTAATACCATTGCTAAACAAAATGGACTACAATCCTGAATATGCCAGAAATTAGAGTGGATATGAGCAAGGTAGATCAGGAAGTGGCACATGAGGTTGCCAATGACATCCTGCTTTTTTTTGCTGATATACATGATGAAGGCGTCAGCATCTTGGATATGATCGTGTCGCTTGGCATTGTGATGGAGATAATGATTGAGCAAAATGCTGGACAGGTGGCGCACACCAGAAGCCACTGAGTATAGGAAGCTATACCAGACCAAGCAATGGCAACAGTTGCGCCGCCGTGTGCTACTTAGGGATGGCTACAGATGCCAGCATAAGCAATGCGGTGTCTTGCTTAAGCGTGGCAGAACAGACCCAAGATCCGCTATTGTCCACCACATTGTCGCGCACAAGGGTGACTTGGATTTGTTTTTCGACTATAACAATTTGCAAGCGGTCTGTTGGTCATGCCACTCGGGCGACATTCAGCAAATAGAATATCATGGCTTTGATCTATCAATCGGGAATGATGGCTGGCCCATTGACCCGCGACACAGGGGCAATCGTTAATGGAAATTCGCCAGAAGAACAGTTTGCCTTGGTCGCATCACCTTGCCATTGGCAACATGAACCAAGCCCATGTGCATCACCAGTTCGGTCGGCATATGACTATTGGAACGACATACAGCCCTGTATCTGATACGGGCCTTTACAGGACGCCACAGCCAGCCGCTGCAACAGCACTTCGCATCAAGGCTGGTGGTAACGCAGGAGACACCGCTAGCGGCGCTGGTGCGCGTTCTGTAAGGCTGTGGGGGCTGAATGCAAGCGGGGATGAGATAACTGCTATCATCGCAACCAATGGTGCATCAGCATCAGCCGCAACCGCTGTGACATTTATTCGCCTGTATTTGGCAGAGGTATATGAAAGCGGGACATACGGCACGGCAACGGCTGGGTCACACCTTGGCAACATTACGATTCAAAATGCGGCAGGGACAGAGGATTGGGGCCAGATACAACTAAACGGATTTCCAAGCGGAACAACGGGTATCGGTTCGATCACTGTTCCACGCAATCATGTGGGCCTGATAACATCCATTCAGATCAATCCTGAAGTGCAAGCCAACAAGTCAACAGATGTGCTGATCCTAAAACGTGAAAGCATCTTGCAGACGACAGCGCCTTACAAGCCAATCGTGAAGATACAGGAAATCATTGGCATGGTGTCAAACTTTGAGATCACCTTTGATATGCCTATGGTCGTGCCAGAGCTGACAGACGTGGGTGTGCTTGCCAAGGTGAACAGCGGCACAGGTGCGATAAGCATCGACATGGAGGTGATTTTCCTAGAGGCGGAAAGTTATCCATAGGGGGGGGGTATATGCGATCCCTATAGGCAAAGCATCCAAAC